TCTACCAATACCTTTTGGTGTTAAATTTAAATCAACATTACTGTCTCCACCTGTAGCTTGAATATTAGGAGCATTTCCTGTTGCTGCGTTTACTACAGTTAATTCGTTTACTGCGGAAGCAGTTGTAGTAAATTTAATTTGTTCTAAACCATTTTCATCACCGATGAAATTACCATTATCAATTAAAATATTATTTCCGTTAGCATCTAAATTACCACCTAATTGAGGTGAAGTGTCATCTACTACAGCATCAATACCTACTGATGAGAATCCTGAATCTACAATATTAGTACCATCAGAAATTAAAATTCTAGTTTCTTTTTCTGTAGCACCAAAAGTGTAACCTGTTCCACTAACTGTTTTAAATTCTACAGTAAATGAACCCGATGTGCCATTTATAATAATGTAAGATTTTTCAATTGAATTTGGAATTGTTACTGTTTGATTTCCTGTAATTGTCCCAGTAAATTTTATTACTTGGTTTCTTGCCTGTGAGATTGTTGCATCTGTCATTGCAAGAGGAGTAGTTTGTACACCCCCTGCAATTGAAATAGCTTCATAACCTGCTACGGCTTGTTGAATTAAGTTTAAATTAGAATTTGTTTTATCTCCCCATGTACCAGCGTTTTCGCCAGTTGCCATAAGTTCTATACCGAGATCTGAAAATGTTGATGCCATAATTACCTTTATTTTATATTGTTTAAGCTGCTAAATCAACCTCGCTCCATGTATTATTTACACCAGGATTAATCTCGCTCCATGCAGTAATGTTAACTGTGCCAAGTGAGGCTGTCAACCCTATACCAGTAACTGGTACATTTGCTGTAGTTGTTTGAGTTGTTGAGCCAGCAGACGAATTTAATAATCCAGCAGTAGTTACTGGATATACAGAAGCTTGTTGTACAGATCCTTGACTTAAAGTTGCTGCTTGTCCAGTAACACTTTCAACAGTTGTTTGTACAAGTGATGCTGTGCCTAAAGATAAGGAAGCTTGAATGCCTGTTACATCAACTGGTATTTTAGGTTCTGCTACAACTTGACCTACACTAGTCGAAGCACTTGATCCCGTTACTGGTACATTTGCATTTGTTTCAATTCCTCCTGCTACAGTTCCAGCCGTTGTATTTATTGTTGCTTCTGATGCATTTACAAATACATTATTATCAATTTGAATAGAAAAATTAGCTGCTAATGTTAGTCCTAATGCTTGTCCTGTTTGTACAGCATTAAAATCTGTAAATCCTACTGCAGTACCTTGAGAAGTTGTTAATGATTGACCTGTAGCAGCTGTTGCAAAAGGTTCACCCCAAGCTTGGTTACCCCATGTAAATCTACCCCATCCTTCTTCTATAGTTGTTGTTACACTTACTTGGTTATTTTCTAAAGTTAATTGTTGTCCTTCTGCTAATACATCTCCAAATATACCCCAAGAACTTGTATTCCAAGATGGTCTACCCCAACCTTCTGATGCTCCTGCAAATTCAACATCACCAACTGTAGATTGCATAGAGATTCCTGTAATTGTTGCTACTTGTTCTGTAACTTCACCCCAATTATTTTCACCCCATAATTCTCCGCCCCAACCTTCGTTAACGTCAGCTAAAACTGTAGTAGAACCTACTGATGAAGAAGAGGATAAACCTGTCAAAATAACTTTTGCATCATTTTGTGCACTCCAATTACCTTGACTCCAACTTAATGCTCCCCACGTTGATTGAGTAATATCAAAAATACCGCCCATACCAATTCCATGAACATAACAAAGATAATAAAAATCAGTTTGAGAAGATGGTGTAATTTCTATGTATCTTGTTGTGGCTGCGTTAAAAGTTGTTGTATTAGTATAGTTTGCTTCGTTGCTTGCACCATCTAAATAATAAGTGACACCAGCAGAAATAATTCCGCCTGTGGTCGTTGTTGTAGAAAATATTAAAGGATGATTATTGTTTGACGCATCGCTTTGTTCAAATCTTAGTGAAGCTCCACTAACCCAATTAATGGTTCCTGGGCCTGTTGAATTTCTGGCACCGTCTAAATAAAATACGTTACCAGTTCCTCCAAGATAAAGATCACCCGATGCTACGGTAACAGTGTAAGTTTGTTCTGCCATAGCATCGGGTTCCTTTTATTATGCGATTCTCAATATAGCTGCGCTCGTTGTAAATGCTGGGAACTGAATAGTGAAAGTTCCTGCAGATGCAGTTTTGTCACCGCCAAAATCTAATACCGCTACAGCTGGATCTCCAGATGCAGTGTCATTATAAATCAATGCACCTCTAGCTGTTAAAGTAACTCCAGTAAATGATAAATCAGAAAAATCTGTTATAGCTGTGTTTGTAGCTAAAGATGTTCCTGTATTCACAAGTGCACTTCCACCAGCTGTATAGCCAGATGAAGATACTTCATTTCCAGTTGTGTACGATGTTGTCGATTTTCCTAAAGTAGCTGAGTTAGTATACATTGCTAATTTGAATGTATTACCACCAGAACCACTAGTGCTAAAATTGTGCGTAGCTTCCAAAAGTTGTTTTTTGAAAGAGTTTGCGATTGCGTTAGTTGTTATTGCCATGTTATCTCCTTAATTAATTTATGGTGACGGCGAAGGTATTTTTACTCGAGGAACTCCACTGTCATATTCTCCTCTTCTTCGTCTACCCATTTGTTGTAGACCAAAAGCTTGTATACTTTGATTATACCTATCAGAATAGAGTTTGTATAGGTCTTCAGGTCCTTTTAAAAATGAAAAAGCCTCTTTCAAAACTCCATATAAAAGCATAGCCTCATGATGCTGGGATATATATGTATTTGTTGAACTATCAAAATGTGGTGCATCTTTGATATAATTAATTTGTATGTCAAAAGCTGCATTTGGAGTTGGTGCTAATAATATATTATTTTCATCCCAACTAGCATAATATTTCGGTGTTCCTGTGACTGTATCATTTGGAGAAAATTCAGATATAAAACTAGTATCTCTTTTTTCTAAAAAGTCTCTCACATTAGAATTAATAATTTGAACAGATCTTAATACTAATGCATCAGCAGGCATAGAAACGTACCTGTTTCCGATTGTTGTCTGTGAAGTTGCATATTTTCTTAAGTCATCATAATCAACTTGGCCAGCTATATCTAACTCTGTATTTCTTATAAACTGATCAAGCAGAGAATCAGTTAACACATTACTATCAACTTCGGTATAGTTTCTTACTTGTGTTAAAAAATTTGTATACGTAATTGCCATTATGATATTCCTATAATTACTTTTCCAACTTCTGTAATTGCTTGTCTTCTTCTATTTTGTAAAGATGGATCTGCTGGTTTCATTTCACTAGAACCTTGAGTTATAAAACCAAATTGACCTGGTAATGTTAGGTTAGCTACTCCTACCATCGTACCTCCAGAACTAGCGATTGTAATATCACTAGTAAAAGGTTGAATAGGTTGTTGAAATCTTTGTGGTCTTACTTTTTGCAAAGCAATAGCATCAGCTGTTACTCTTTTTCTTCTAATTTGTGGATGCTTTTCTTCAAATTCAGATATGTGTACAAAAGAACCATTCCATTCTGTAACCATTTCTTGATATGGAAATGCTTGTCCACTTCTATCTGATATTGCTTGTGATCTATTACCGTTTGCGTATTTAGCCATTATTTTTTACCTCCTGATCCTATTTTTTTTTCAACTGTCGTCATCTTTGTAGGTTTAAAACCATACTGTTTCATTAACTTTAAAAGTCCCTGGTTATCACTCATTTTTTCAGTTACTAAATTAATTGCTTTCCTTGCATCGAAACCAGCTTTGTTCATTAGATAAGAAAAAGCTTTTTGAGCTAATGGATTCGCAAATAGTCCTGCCATTATGATAAATTTGGATAGTACGATTGTGGAGAAACATATAATGATGTTCTCTGTCCATCTTCATCCAAAGCCCTTTTAAGTTCGTCTTCGTAAATTAATTTCATAGCTTCAATTCTTTCAGGTGCTTTTTTCATTGATAAATAATAAGCAAGACCTGCGCACATACATGGTAAAAATCTGTAAGCTACATCTGCTTGTTGATCATTATAAGCTGTAGCATCTTCTATTCTGTTTATAGTATAAAATTTTAAAGTTGTGTAAGTTGAAGCATCAGGTGCAACGTATAAACTTATTTTAGGTGTTGTTTGTCTGTCCACATAATATTGCGATGGTTGACCTGTAGCTAATTTATTTGGTAAAGCTGAATAAGCAGATCTATCTATTTTAGTTAATGCAACATCCTGAGTGTTTGGACCATCACCAGCAGCAGCTGTAGTAGAAATATAAGCTTCTAAAACATCGTTTACATTTGAGGCAACTGTGTAAGTTGCCGTTCCTGCTGTTAGAGCTTGCTCATTCAATTCAACTTTCCAAAGGTGAACACCTCTATTTCCCCAGTCGGCAAATAATAAATTTAAAGATCTTCTAGCTGTTTTTAAATCATAACCAGCCATAGGTCTTAGGCCACATCTTTCGTAGCCTTCATCAATGATTTCATCGATGTTTAAATTAAATGATGTTGATCCTGATGTTGCCATAATTAAAATCTCTTTTTAAACCCTACTCTAATTCTATCTTTGTTTATACCAATACCTACTTCTGATTTTTTATATATCTTATCATAACTTAATTCAGGATTAAACTTAGCTTTGGAATCTCTAAATACCGTAATTAAATTATCGTCTTTATCGGCTTTAGTTCCTTTTGTTTGAAAAAAATTTAAGGAAAATTTACCTTTTGGATACATATTAACATCTCCACCAACGTCTCTTTTTAATATTGTTTTAACGTTTGTTGGTTTACCACCGACACCTTGTGCTTTACTTCTTTTTCTTGCAACGGCACTCCGTCTCTGGGAGTCTGTCATACTTGCTGCTTTTGCAGCAGGCACGCACTTTGGATACTTTCGTTTTGATCCACTTGCAGATTTTCTTCCACATTTTTTAAATCCTCCACCTTTTTTCTTAGATCCAATATCTACCCAATCTTGTCTAAACCATTCTTTAAGTCCACCACTTTTCATTCCTGCAGGTACACAATTTGGAACCATCTTATTTCCTTTTTTCTTCATGCCTTTTTGTTCATAACCAACCCAGCATGTTCCTCGTTTAGACATTAAAAAACACCTTTGAAATTTGTGCCTCTTAATGCTATTCCTCCACCTCGCATTTTTTTAGGACCCCAATCTTTTTTCTTTTTACCAGAAGGATCTTTAATTTTACCTGCACATATTTTAGAAGCATAAGCATTTGCATAAGCTGAAGGATAAACTGAAAATTTTCTTTTAGCAGCTGCTTTACCTCTAGGACATAATTTTGTCATAATACTTTTCCTTTGTTTGGTCCAAATTTAATTCTATATTTATTTGTACCTGTGCCGTTGATATCGACCTCTTGTCTAAGAAATTTAAACATAGTCATCTGTTTAGCATCTTCAAATTTTTCTTGAACATACTTGATGACTCTATTTTTATTTACTTTTTCTCTATCATCCATAACTTAGCGGCCGCATTAAGAGTGTTATTTCTCTCCTTTTTACGGTTGTACAACTTCTTTGATTGTACCACTTTCGGTTTGAATGCGCTAGACCTTAGACTTTTTGCTATTGGATTTGTAGATTTTACCATGTGTTTTTTCCAATACTTTTCTAAATTTGCTTTTTTCAGCTTTGCCCCAACCTCTACCTAAGCCAGGTTCTAGTTGTTTTTTTATTTGTCCTCTAGTTATTGCCATTTTTTATCCTTGTTTTTATTGCTACTGTACATCTTGGAAGTATAGCATATTCTGAAGCTAAACCTCTATGTTTTTCTTTAGCATTAAATATGATACATCTATTTTGTACAAAATCTAGTTTATGTTTACCTATTTCAAATTTACCGTCTTTTAAAGTTTCTGATACCATTAACAGTATTGTATAATCACCATCATCAGTATGCCAATCACTATGCTGATCTCTAAATTGAATATTTGCATAAGCTCTTAAAAACTCTAAATCTTGATTAAGAAACACTTTTGTTTTTACTAAAAGATATAAAATAATATGGTCATACTCAGATATATTAGATATAAAAAATCTAGAATCTGTTGGTTCTTTTATTTCATCAATACAAGAACTTTGATTATAGACCATAGGCAGTCTTAATAAATTAGCATAAATAGTTTTACACAATAGGGGATCTATAAAATTATCTACTACTTTAGTGTCTATTCCAACCATGGTGTGTACGCCACCTTACCATCAACTCTTTGTGCACGCAACGACTGATTTCTATTACTGTCGTTTGAATAACTACAATGTATCCAACCTGAAGTCGGTTCGTTGTCGCGGTAAAATTCTAAAATGAGCTGGTCGTATTCTAGCTCGTTCTTGATGTACAAAGCTAGCTCCCTATTATCTACACCAGGTATTTCAAAGTCTGCTGCGGCTGCACCATTGTCTGCTACATGTTGGCTGTTCACACTGCTACCTATTTCTAGGCACAGCTGTGCACAACGGAATCCGCTGGATATAATAAGGGGTTTTTCAAAGTGTGATCTGACTGGTTGCAATATGTTTGTAGCCAATGCTTTTAGATTTTCAATCTGCGCAGGATTAGGATTGTTATTGATTCCCTTACGCTCTGCTATTTGGCTCTTGGTAAGCTCGTCTAAAGTTATGTTAGCTGTTAATTTCATTTTTTCTCCTCTATTTCATAAAAAAATTTATCTGTATCTTCTGTTTTCCATTTTCTAGAATCTTCTACATTCCACTCATTAGTTTGTACCTTCCAGTCTGGTACTTCATCTTTGACTGTAAATGATGGAATGTCCCAAATCAACCTGTTATTAGGTTGTGCTGCATAGTTACCATCATCTAAAGCTAATA